AATCCGCGAATGTGGTATAATTATGATACTATGCAGAAGGAACGAACAAGGCCATACCCGTCAGAGAACAGGAAGCTTACAGAGAAGACGTGTAGGGATTGCGGAAAGTTATTGCCAATATCGAAGTTTGGCTGGAATGGCCGAGGAGATTGGCTCCCAAGATGTAAAAAGTGTGACACAATACGGCTTAGAGAATACAGGCGTAGAAGGGCAAATAAAATGAGGGAATGGCTTGATGGAATCAAAATGGAAAGTGGTTGTTTATGCTGTGGGGAGATGGAACCACGAGCGCTTGTATTCCACCACAGGAACTCGGATAAGAAGTTGTTCTCAATTTCTAATGGCATTAGTCGTAGCAAGAAGTTATTGCTATCCGAAATAGCAAAGTGTGACGTGATGTGTTTCAATTGTCACGCCAAGGCACACGCAGGCGTTATACCATTTCCTAGCAGAAAGAAGGATATAGATGCGGTCTGAGGAAAGTGGTCGTCGACACGCTTATAAAGTACTGAGCACAAGGAGGCGCGATGAAGATAGACATGCACGACGTCAAGGTAGCTACCATATCTGCCATAGTAACGGCGATAGCGACAGCGGTTGTTGCAGCACACATAGCTTGTCTAGTTCTGAAGTAAAGGAGCACGATGCCCCAGCTCCAATTCGACGCCAAGGTAACGTCCAAGGATGGAACGATGCTGCTGTATGTCCGTGGTCCGTTCAACACTGCGGATGGACCGAGCTTTCAGTTCAAGGTGTTCCCAGTGACTGAGATGCGCGAGTGGACGCAGATATGGAAGGACGAGGAGGTATCCGGTGGTCAAAGTGGCACTCACGGCTGAGAATCTAGACAATGCGTTGACCCAAATGGAGCGGCAAGCTGAGGTGGATGATAGGACACTCCGAGACTGGCCTCACGATTTAATACGCAAATCATCTACATCCTACAATCGGTGTAGGTCGTGTGGCCTAGCCTTCACTGGCTACAAGTGGAGGGCGTTGTGCAGGAAATGTGTGGGAGGAGGTAGAGGATGAGAGTTGAAGTTACGCCAGTTTATAAAGTGGATGTTGACGAATCAGGGAAGACGATCCCCGGAACGAAAGAACTTATATGCGTTCGCAAGCGGGCTTATCCAGGGCCAGGTACAATGTTTGCAGAGTGGTTGCTTGATTGGGCAACAGGTGAATGGCGGCCCGTCATAGAGATGCCTCAATACGTGGAGATCAACGACGATATGAGGGCGCGGCTGGGCTGGGGAGAGGTGATTGTATGAGTAGCCGACCAGGAAGCAACCGACCGACGATGCAGAAGCCGAAAGGCATGTCAAAGCGGTTCAGAAGCAAGCTATCAGGCGGGATGCTGGGGCGGTTCATTCACGCAGCCAACTACAAAGGCGCGAAGGATGTGGGGCGCAACGATCCGTGCCCGTGTGGGTCAGGTAAGAAGTACAAGAAGTGCTGCGGGGGGTAGATGATGACGCGAGATGACGTGATGGAGATGCCTGACGTTGAGTTGAGAATCAAGGCGGCTGAGTTGATGGGGTGGATATACTACTGTGAGACTAGCGATATCACCGGGCATGACGATAGAGGCCCGTGCGGGAGGCCTCCAGATGGATGGGTTGACGCAAGGGGAGAACGAGAAGACTGTCTCTACGAATTGCCAGACTACCCAAACGACATCGCTGCGACTGTTGAGTTGTGGTTCCCGGACAAATATCTCTATCTCCACAGGATTGGGCCAGGATTTGGCGGTTGTGGTGTAGAATACATCAGGCACATCAGAGGCTCATCGAGAACGTATGGACTCTATGAGCCGTGCAGAGGAGACGAACAAATGGGGGTAACGTCTGGGCGCGCCATTACCCGCGCCTTCGTCCTAGCGATGGAGACAGAATGACGCACCGCATCGTTACCCTATCCGACATGATCGACGCGTTCGACAAAGAGCAGCCCAAGCCAGGCCGCGATACATCCGCGTTCATCATGCGTTGGAAGCGTAAGGAACTGAAAGAGAAGCACAGCTCGCATAATAATCTTGCCGAAGCCGTACACGGCATCAACCGCGCGGAGATCCAGAACATCCGCGAGACGAAGAAGTTCAGAGACAAGCGGAAAGAGGTGCTGAGAGTGCAACGAGAGCGCCGTATGATTCGTGAGTTCGCTGTGGAGAGTGAATAGGAGGCGTGATGAGATACGAACAGCCGGATGAAGGCGAATGGGTACAGCCAGTGATGGAAGGATACAAGCTATCGTGCTGCGATTGCGGGTTGGTTCACAAGATGGACTTCCGCATAGAAGATGGCCGGCCACAGTTCAGGGCGTTTCGTGACAACAGAGCCACCGGGCAAGTGCGCAGATATAGGGAGCCGATGATGATGAAGTACATGATACCGTTTAGCGAATGGACTAAGGACGCGAACCAAGTGATTGCAACAGCTAGAAGCTATGTCAAATCAATTGCGAATCTTTCGATTGAGGATGCAAGTTCAGTGCGAAAGTCTGTCGAGCTTGCGAACGAGTTGATGGCTGTCTTGGATGCAACACCATACGGACAGTAACGCCCCTGGTTTGCACAACAGCCGCAAGTGTGCTATAAATAGAGGGTGACAGGGAGATCGCTATGGCCAAACCCACTGTTGCATCGTTGAGCGAAGACGTCCGTGTGATGCGTGACAACTACCAGGAACGTCTAGCTGAGCTGGAGCTTGAACTAGAGGACCGTGGCTGGGATAAGCTATCCGGTGGGTCCGACACTGAGTTCACGCGGCCAGCACTTCGCAAGATATGCAAAGAGTCTCTACTCTTCTACCTCAAGAACCCTCTGATCGGTCGCGCTGCCAAGACTCAGGCCAACTACGTGTTCGGCAATGGCGTCACAATCAAGGCTAATCACCCAGTAGTTGATGAGGTTGTGCAAGCGTTCTTAGCTGATAGGAAGAATCGCAAGGCTCTCACCAACATCCTGTCGATGGTTAAGGCGGACAAGGATCTCGCCATCGACGCTAACCTATTCCCCGTGTTCTTCAGCAACAAGGATGGAGACACGAGGCTCAGCATGGTCCCGTTCAGTGAGATTCAGGACATCAAGACGAACCCAGATGACCGCTACGAGGCTTGGTACTATGAGCGCCAGTGGTCGCAAACACGCGATACACTAGGGCGTTTCAATACTATCCGAAAGGAGTATTACCCCGATTGGTGCTATCACCCAGACGATGAGCTTGACATGATTGATGGCAAGCCTGTGAACTGGGACAAGCCGATGATGCACGTCAAGGTCAACGCTGCGCTAGATCAGAAGTTCGGTACTTCAGAGCTATATGCTGCCCAAGACTGGGCGCGAGCATACAACCGATTCCTAACCGACTGGGCTACTATCGTTCGATCCTATGCCAAGTTCGCTTGGGCGATGGTGAAGAAGACTGGATCGGCGGGGCGAATTGCGGCTAAGGCGAAACTAGACTCGAAGCTATCGAGCGACCAATACAAGCCAGCGCCTGCTGCTGGTTCAGTCTTCATCAGCGATGCGGATACAAAGATGACGCCGATGCGTACAGCGGGTGCTACGACTTCGGCGGAAGACGGACGGCGGTTGTTACTGATGGTCTGCGCGGCCACGGGCCTGCCTGAGACCTTCTACGGCGATGTCTCAGTAGGCACATTGGCGACCGCTCGTTCGTTGAATCGACCTACAGAGCTATCCTTCTCGCTTAGGCAGCTCCTGTGGGAGAGCATCTGGGAAGACATCTGCGAGTTCGTCATTCAGACGAAGGCGGATGTGGGATACCGTAGCGATGATCCGGCGATCAAGGGCAATCTGACGGGCGAATGGGAAGAAGACGCCTGGGAAGAGCAGCACTTTGTCTACGCCGATGATACTGAGAACGAAGACGCCGACCTGAAGGGCAAGCCGATTGACACGTCAGTAAGTATTGACTTCCCATCGCTGGTTGAGGATGACCAGAAGGCTCAGGTTGATGCCATCGTTTCGGCGGCGACGCTCAACGGTAGTCCGTTGGCTGGGACGATTGACGCGGAGTACACGACCGAACGCCTGCTGAGGGTGCTTGGTGAGACATCCATCGAAGAGGTTATGAAGAAGCTGTTTCCTGAGGGCGAGGAACCTGAGGCCAAGGCTGTAGCTGGCGCGGTCAACGATCTGCAACAGGCGATTGAGGCGCTGTCAGAGACGCGGGGCGTGGACCGTGAAGAGATCGTGAAGGAACTCGTTGAGACGTTCAAGGAAGCATTCAAGGTAGCAAGCAAGGAGGCTGGAGATGAAGCATAAAGATGGCAAGGAATCAACTAGCGACCATTGCTGGATCGGCGGCAAGAGATACTCGTGTGAAGAGTGTGCCAAGGGCGTGCATGGCAGTTGGAAGCTGAGTTGCCCTTACGTAAGTGAAGATAGCAAGGACCAACCATGATCGCGCAACAGAGTCTCGAAACCAAGACCAAGGCACTCAAGGAACGACTCGGCAATCTCGCCATTGAGAAGCTGAGCGCCATTGAACGTATAGAAGCGATAGGCGAAGAGACGCGACAGATAGCCCTTCTGCTGACGGTGTTCGGTCCGATGTCTGAAGAGTTGGCGCAAGACGCGGCGACTGAGAAGGGAATGAGCGAGCAGATGGATTTGATGTCGGCGCGGATCATTAGCCTGGAAGAGAGCAAGGAGGTTGACGATGAGTAATTGGAATGCGAGTGCTGTTGTTACGTGCCCTTATTGCGATAAGGCGCTTGAAGTAATCGTACATGAACCAGACTCATATACTCGTGCGCAGAGACACACTTGCCAGTGGTGTAAGAAATCCATGATGGTAGAGTACCACGCGACGGTCGAGGCTAAGGCAAGCAAGGAAGCTGATGAGAAGGAACCTATGATGCAACCTGACTAGCACCGGATGTCTCGCCAGAGTTTCAAGTTGCGCGGTCTCTCTACTTGAGGCCGTGTCTGCTTTGGAAAGGAAGCGAGATGTTGACCGGCTAGAGAAGAACGTCGCCAAGTGGTTTAGCTGGCAGGGCAGGCTAGTTGCGAAGAAGCTCCCATCGCTGAAGAAGTACTTCCAAGAGTCCGCGGTAAGCGACATAGACTCGATCCTTGATGGCGCGTTCAAGACGACGATCAACGACGGCGAGCGGTTCATAGTTGATGGGCTGCGCGATGGTGTAGAAGCTGGATGGGACGATCTAGCCGACGAGCTGTCAATGCAGAAGGCGTTCGCGCTGGATGATCCCAAGGCAACCGCGTGGGCTAAGGAGCGAGCGGCTGAGGCGGTTACAGAGGTCAACGATACGACCAAAGAGACTATCCGCAACATGGTCAGCAAGGGTATCGAAGAGGGCAAGGATTACGATACGGTTGCCAAGCAGATCTCCAAGCGATTCAGCGAGTTCGCTATTGGCAAGCCTCAGGAGCACATCCAGTCTAGGGCGCACTTGGTCGCCATCAACGAGAACGCCGTAGCCTACGAGCATGGGCAGCGTGAGCTAGTTGACGAGATTACGGATGCAGGTATCGACATGGAGAAGTCATGGAAGACATCCAACGATTCTAAGGTCAGTACGGGCTGCGCGAGAAATCAGGCCGAAGAGTGGATACCAGCGGACGCGCAGTTCAGTAGTGGGAATGAGCAGCCGCCTCGGTTCCCAGGTTGCCGGTGTGGTTCACGTTATCGAGTGGCGCGTGGGGATGAGGATGCCGCTGAAGAACTGAAGGCTGGCAAGCCTGTAAAGAAACCGACAACAGCTAAGGCTAAGAAGACAGCCAGTAAACCGAAGGCTCCTTCAGCACCTAAGCCTAAAAAGAAACCACCAGTTAGCAAAGAGATGACGCCTCAAGAATGGGCGAATAATATGACACTGGATGAGAACGAAGTTCTAGCATACTGGCAGAAGGGCGGATATACGGCAATACGAGATGTCGAGCAAACGCCAGCTGGAATTGCAATCTCTAAGAAAGTTGGGAAATCTGTGAAGCAGTTCAACGAATTGCTTGACAAGGCTCCAAATTACAAAGGCACTGTGTATCGCGGACTGCATGATCTTAGCGATGATTCAATAAACGCTATGAGAGATGCGGCGTTCAGCCAGAAGCCAATGGTGTTCAATGCGTCTTCTAGTTCATCGATGAGCCGTAGTGCCGCTGCGGAATTCTGTAATGAGGGGAAAATAGGGAATTCTGTAATGTTTGAAATTAAGTCAAAGACAGGAGTAGAGATCAATGGTGCATCACTGCGGATGTACGCTAACGAGAAAGAAATCATCCTTAGAAGAGGCACAAGGTATCGCGTCACTGATCTACAAGACCTGGGAGATGTAGGCGAGGTTCCTGGCGTGAATTGGACGAAGATTGTGTTGGAGGAGATATGACAAGGGCTGCTCGATTTGGCGATGCTGGCTTAGGCTTCATCACTATCGGAGAAGGCATCTGTAACCAATGCAAGCACGTGAGCAAAGATGGTCAGAGTTGCAAGGCTTTCCCGAATGGAATAGCAAGCGGGATTCTGACAGGTGAGATTGACCACCGTAAGCCGATCAACGGCGATAACGGCATTCAGTTTGAGAAGAGGGAGTAGACATGGCTAAGGGAACACCAGTGCATAACGGTAGCGGAGGCGGCAAAGGCAATACGGGGCGCGGCGGTTGCGCCAATCCCAGCGGCGGAAGGAAAGGCAAGTAGGAGGGGTGAGATGCCTGAGACTGTTTCACTGAAGGAAGTGCTTCGGAAGGCTATCGAAGACGACGACGTGCGGGAGAAGACGCCGCTTACGGCTGTTGAAATGATGAAGCTAGACAAAGATGAGCGGCAACGTGTTCTTAAAGAGGCAGCCGACTTAGCGGCAGAGTCCAACGAGCCGGTCGATATGACATTCGTCGAGCAGGCGGGGCAGCTTATCCCGTGGGAGGGGAAATGAAGTTCATCAACGAGGAAGGAATCGCACGAGTGCGGGTGATCAGTCCTGGCCAGGGATCATCGGCGTTCTACAAAGAGGATCAGCTTGCCCGTGATGCTAATGCCTTCGACGGTGGTTTGGTGTTCATCGACCATCCGAGTAGGACGGAACGGAAAGACAGGCCGGAGAGATCCTTACGTGATCTTGCCGGATCGGTGGTCGGTACTCCGATCTATGAGAAGGCTGGCGCGGCTGGACCTGGGTTGTATGGCGATGTGAAGGTAGCAGAGCATTGGCGACCGTTCCTAGAGGATCTGGGAACCGACATTGGCGTGTCTATCCGTGCAGGCGGTTCGGTTGTAATGGAGTCAGTTGCTGGGAAGAAGACGAAGGTAGCTGAGAGCTTCAATCCTGGGGCTACGTTCGACTTCGTTACACAGGCTGGACGCGGCGGAAAGATGGTAGCATTTGAAGCTGCAACTGCGGTTGCAGATGGAAAGGTAAACGAGTTCATGGAAGCGGCTGGCTTTGTCGAGAGTGATGGCAGGACAGAAGAAGCGCGATTCATGGAATGGTTGGATGAACCCAAAGGAGAGGGGGATAAGATGCCAGACACAAAGCTACAAGAACAGTTGACCGAATCCCAAGGGAAGGTTACGACCTTGACCCAGGAACGAGACACTGTTGCGACGGAGCGAGACGCGCTTCTTGAGAGCAACACGAAACTTGCTGAGGCTCACGCCTTGCGGATTGCGCAGGATAAGATCGTTGAAGCACTTGCCGACAAGAAGCACGACAAGCTCCCTGACGTGACGAAGAAACGGCTGATCGAATCGTTGACGAAGGGTGCGCCGATGAAGGATGGCAAGCTCGACGAAGCTGCTCTGGCTACTCTCATCGAAGAGGCTGTCAAGTCGGAAGGCGAATACGTCGAGAGCATCACCCACAAGAAGCCGGGAATCTCCGGCATGGGCGACGGCGAGGCTATCCTTGAAGAGACGGCAGCGCACGACAAACGCGTGGTTGATAAAGCAGCCACATACTTTGCCGAGGGCAAGACGAAGGAAGAGGCCACACGGTTGGCTGAACTATTCTGGGGGGTGTAGAGAATGCCTACGACAGACATTTATGTGAACACTGGGCAGTTGGCAGGTGAGCAGTGTAGCTCTGGCGGAGAGGGTCGAGTATTGACCTTTGAAGAGTCGGTACTAACTCACCCAAGCCACACTGATGGGATGGTTGACGGTAAAGATCCTGTCTGTATCGGCAAGATTGTTGGTGTTGCCATGAAGGGCGCGGCTGCAGTAACAGATCTGATTGCGGTTGACACCGAGGGTATTTGGTGGCTGAACGTAGTTGCCTCGAATGACGGCGGAACGTCCGCAATCGCACGCGGAGATCGCATCTATATCAATACCACGACTTGCATACTGAGTAAGATCCAGACTGCGGAGACACAGATTCCGTTTGGTGTAGCGTGTGGAGCATTGGGCGCGTCTGGAACCGCTGCTGTACTCGCGGTTAAGGTGCACCAAGATCCTGCATGGGAAGCCTTGGGGTACGCGAACGATAGCTACATCTGGGTTTCGCTTGACGGCGACGATGATGGCGATGGCTCGTTCTTCTTCCCGTACCTGACACTTGCCACGGCGCTTGCTGCGGTAACGGCTGAAAAGAAGACGATTATGCTGATGCCTGGGCAGTACACTTCGGCGGCTTCGCTGGCATGGCCTGACATCAATGATGTGATGATTACTGGGATGTCGGCTGATCACGAGTCCACGATTATCTACGCATCGGCAGGGGACGAAGCTATTCTGATTGCGCCGGACGCGGTAATCGGTGCGAGTGGTATCAACTGCATCTTCTCCAATCTGATGATCGGTGGCGCTGATGGCGTCAATGGTGTTCAGATCACTGACACGAACATGACCGCTGGCAAGAAGCTCATTGTCAACTTCCGTAACTGCGGGTTCTACAACGCAACAGACACGGACATGTCACTTGTCTCGACCCACACAGTTGCCTGTCTGATCAAGATCTACATGGACGGTAAGGGCTTAGGCGGGAACGAAATCAGTGGCTTGGTCTACGTCGATTGTTATAACGTGGGCGACAGGTTCAGAGCCAATGGTATGTGGTTCCAGGGTGGCGTGGAGTTCAGCACAGACACGGTTGCGTGCGAGAACGAGTTTAACTCGTGCATCATGGAGCTGAATGGCGGTGCAGGTGGACAGGATACTCAGGTGCTTCTTGCCAGTGGATGTATTAGCAAGGACCACGTGACACAGGCAGCAGCAGCTCTTACAGATTTTGCCGCCAATGCCGCTGAGACGCTCTTGAGCTTGGCATAGCAGGAGGCTTCAATGACTGAGCGGAGCACGTTGGTTCTCGACAATCTTAGACAGCGACATCGAGGGCTTATGTCTCATCTGGGCGAGCTGGCATACAGTAGGCGCGATCTTCAGATACAGATTGAGAAGATTGATGCTGAGGTATCCCAGCTCGAAGGCCAAAAGGCGATTCTTGAGGTAACGACACAGGATTGCCAGAAGGCGCGTGAACTAGACAGGGCTATTGAAGAGAAGGAACGTGAGGATGCCAAAGAAAAGCGATCCAAGCGAGCGAAGGACGCAGCGAAAAAAAGGAAGGGGAAGACGCCCAAAGAAACGACACGTGAAGGAAAAGCAACATCGTGACGCAGGCGTGGTTCCGAATAAGGAAGGGTGAGGGATATGCCAGTAATGACGCAGACGTTTGCAGAGGCGGGATTAGATTGGGCAAATTGGAAACCGATAAACGGCCAGGGTTTTAGCGAGGCGCGTATTCAAGAGGCGATGGACATGATCAACAACACGCCTCACTTGCGACCGCATCGCCATCAATTCAGGCTGATGGAAGCTGTCACTACCACCGATTTCCCGTATCTGTTTGGTACGGTAATCGAGCGGGAACTGATGGCGCAGTATGGTATCGTGCAGCCGGAGTTCGCGGCATACACGAAGATGGGAACGGTCCCGAACTTCAACGCGCACGCACGGTATCGACGTAACGGTGGACGCGGAGTGTTGCGTGAGGTCGGAGAGAAGGGCGAGTATCTCGTCACTCCAAGTTCAATGTCACGATACACGCGACAGGTCCGCAAGATCGGCGAGCAGTTTGACATCTCTTGGGAGGCTTTGGTCAACGACGGCATGGGTGCTTTCAATGACATCCCTGAGGATTACGCGAAGATGGCAGTCAACACTGAGCACAACGAGGTAACTGGATTGTATGCAGACGCAACTGGGCCGGATGTGTTGTTATTCGGTGCTCCGATTATTGACGGTGACGGTGTGAACGTAACGAACCTTGGTGCACTTGCGCTAACGCCTGCGAACATTCAGACAACGTTAGGACTCATAGCTGCACAGACGGACGTCAACGGGCGACCGCTTGTTATCCGTGGGCTGCATTTGGTAGTCCCGATTCAGCTTGAGGATACAGCATGGCAGATCACGACTTCGACGGCGCTTCAGTATGTTGATGGTCCTGGTGCTGCGGTTCTGCCTTACGGCACGACCAGTCCGATTCCGCGACATGGTATTCAGATTCATGTCGATCCATGGCTTGGTCAGATTGACACGAGCGGCAACGTGGCAACTACGTGGTATCTGTTCGCTGATACTGGCTTCGGTTACGCTATCGGCTTGGATCATCTGTTGGGACATGAGACTCCTGAGATCTGCATGAAGGCCAGCAATAAGGTCGGTATGACAGGTGCTCCGATTAGTCCTTTCGACGGTGACTTTGATTCTGATGACGTGATGTACCGTGTGCGAATGGTGCTCGGTGGATGCTACATTGATCCTCGATGTGCCTATGCGCAGGTTGGCTAGGAGGGACTATGCCCAATGAAACAAGGGATACCTTTGGAGATACTCCGGCAGAGCGCAGGGCTGCAGCGATTGCAAATCATGTGCTCGGCCACACGGCGTTTACGGGTCTTGCGTGGGATAAAATGGTAGAGATAGCTGAATACGTGACGGCAGAGCTTGAGGTTGTTGCAGAACACGGCTTTACTACCAAGTGCGTTTCTCCTCATTGTGGAGATCCAGGCGAGAAGAGTGTGGAAGAGGGACTCCCTGGGCTGGTGACTTGGCAGGAATTGCAGGCCGCTAGTGAACACAAGGGATCGTAGGGAGCGGAAATGACGCTCACATATGACGTGGCGACTAACAGGGGAAAGGTTAGGCTGTTGATACAGGACACCGTAGAGGCGAACGAGTTCTACGATGACACCGAGATTGACGCCTTCCTTACTCTTGCTGCGGATCTTGATGGTGCGGCCATCTACAACGCTTCGGCGCTCGCATTAGAATCGTGGGCGTCGAATCAGTTGATGGTCCTCAAGGTCATTGAACGTCTAGACCTGAAGACGGACGGCGCGAAGGTGGCTGCGGAGATGCGGCTACGAGCACAAGGGCTAAGAGAGCAGGCTATGGCGGCTTCGGACGACGCAGGTTTCGAGATTGCTTCTATGGCGCTCGGTCCCTGGTCAGTGAGAGAGCAACTGATAAACGAGGCGATGGAAGACTTATGAAACTTGCGATTGCGGTACGCAGCGGGTATACTGCTTACATAGATCATTTCGCTTCGCGGCGTTGGTCTTATAGCCCGTTGCTCGGCTTGGACGCACTGCAACGGGCTGTTCTGTTTCTACATCAAATCATTCAGCTCCCCATCAATGAGGCAACAATATGACTAGAGGCATCCTTGATTCACGGATGAACGACGAACTAGCCGACTTCTATCCCTCGTTGTGTACGATTCAGGAGCCAACTTCGGTTGAGGATGACTCCGGTGCTATCGTTGAAGGGTGGGCAGACTTTGCAGGGCACGTGGATCTGTCTTGCGCGGACGCTGTGAACGCGGTTGGTGGTGGTACTGAGGTCAAGCAAACAGACATGACATACGTGTTTGCTGATCACACGATCTCGTTCAACGGATACTATCCGACGATCACAGCGGAGATGTCTGCGGTCGTTGATGGCGTTCGATACGACATCCTGCTCCCACAGTCCGGTTCTATGGATAATACGACGCGGCTACTTGTAAGGAAGGTGACCTAATGTAATGGACAACAAACAGACATTCGAGACGGGTTCACTGGTTATCACAGTGGGCACGGCTCAACAGCTTACGGCTCATCGGGTTCCGCAGGGTCATCACCTTGTTGTCCATGCAGACCCGACGAATGATGGATACATCTACTTTGGAGAGACTCAAGCTAAGGCAGAAGCGCACCACGTCACACTTAGCCCAGATGCGAGCGCGATGATAGCGACTGATAACGCTTCCGACGCTTGGGTAGACGGTTCTGATGTTGGTGATAGGGTGGAATGGTTCTTTGAAGTTGACAATGCTGACGTATAAGGAGGAGTCATGGCTGGGCACAATGCAGGAGATTTGCTAGGGCTTCTCTTTGGGCAGCTTGACGTAACGGCGGCGGCTGGGGCGATAACAGATGTTGACCTATTCGGCGCGTACATCAAGCAGCTTGTCACGAACTCAGAATGGATCGTGGCTAACCTTGGAGGGACGGCAGGGCGGACGCGAGTTGTCCCGTCTATCAGCGCGACGGTGGAAGAGAACGCCTATCAGCAGTTCTCAATCTCTATCATGGACATTGAGACTGGGGCGGTCGTTTCGGCCAACATTGACATCACCGGGATCTCTCAGGTGCTGTCTATCTCTACAGGTGGCGCAGCGTTCACAACTGTAGGCGTTACACAGCCGACGTTCGGCAAGGCTGATGGGCGCGTGTTTGAGGATTATCAATTCCTCGCTGCGGAGTGGGCGGCTGGCGACGTGTACAAGCTGGTAGTCTCTGGGATCGAAGCGACGGTAGACGGAAACATCGCTTACATCCCGGCGGCGGTTTGGTCGAACATGATCGTTGAACAGGCTGACATCTCGGCAGATACCGATCCTCAGGTGATGGCACGTAGCCAGATTGCGGCAACGACCATCGACCTGAACCAAGCGGCCGGGGCTTATGCAATGTTCACAGGTGCAACTCAGGCGGCGATATTGGAATCGCTGATCGTGCGCTGTCCGAATATCGCAGGCGGCGGGGCGTTGACGAGTATCGCTGTGGCGACGGACGATGCGACACCTGGAGTGATCTTCGATTCTGTAGCTGGAGCAGTTGTGAATCTGACGGAAGAGGCACAGATCAGTTGGAGTGGCGAGATGTATATCCCAGTTGGGACGGAGATTGAATTAACGATTGGAGGCGGGGCGCATGGCGTAGCCTACGTTTGCCACGTTGTAGCGAAATATCGCTCAGTAGTGAGCGGAGGTGAACTAACATGAGTGTTTCACTAAATGGAGTACCACGAGTAATGACGAACCTTGGAAGCTTCTTGGGGCGAACTTACGATCCATCGTTGCTGCAGATGTTGGGCGTTCCTGATGTAGACGGCAAGGACTTGACAACCTTGCTGGTAACTGACCGGCTGGATGATGCGACGATTGGTTTGACGAAGATCTCGACAGACGTTGCGGCGGCTCTTGCTGACACGGGATCAGATGGAGTAGTCCTTGGGACTAAGGCTGCCGACTTCAAGAAGCTGGTTGGAGAGAATCAGGTTGCTATCACGACCGAAGACTTGAACCAAGTGGTGGCGGACTACGACCTGTTTCTCGGTACGACCAAGCCGGTAATGTTGAAGTGGCTGTCAATCAAGCAGCCGACAACTGTAACCGCTGGCGCGTTGACTTCGATCTCGGTTCAGACAGACGATGCCACACCTGGAGTTATCATCGACACGACAGATGGCGACGTGACGAACCTTCTCACTGAATCCGAACTGTCGTGGACGGGTGCGATGCGGATTGAGATAGGGACCAAGATCCAGTTGTCGATTGCAGGTGGGGCGACGGGCGTTGCTCAGTCTTGCAAGATCGCAGTTGGATACGAAGCCATCGAAGACACCGGATACCTAGCACCACAGGAGTAGTATAACTGGGGCGGGGGAAACCTCGCCCCATGGCTCAGGAGGTGATGACATGGCGGGAACAATACTAAACGGGAAAGTGCTCACGCTCGACAATCTGATGGAGTTGGCCAAGCACGATACAGATGTATTCCCAGACGAACCTAGCTTGAATTGCATATTGACGGCGCACGCCGATGCAGATACGTGGTCCGCCTGGGCTGAGGTTGTAGACGATACCCCAGATACCCCGATCACGCTGTCTTCTAAGTTCGCAGCCTGTAAGGGGCATGTCACTGGGATGATAACTGAGAGCGCGAATACGGCAGATACAGTCTACCACGTAGAGGTATCTTACGGCGCGGCCAAGGTTATGATCTCATCGTGGCGAACGGTATCTGGGACGAACCAAGTTTCAAGCACTGGTCAATCGTCGGCGAGGGGAGAACACATTCCACTTGGCGAAACTATCTACTATCGAGCGAAGTGTGAGACGGCTGGCAGCAAGACGCTGCACGTCCACTTCAGACACTTCTGCCACAGCTAGGAGCCTTATGATTCGGATGGAAGTTGAGGGCGGGGATAAGCTGATGAAGGCAATGAGAGACGCTGGCCTAGACGTTGATAAGACGTTCGGCGCTTCGCTCATTGCCGGTTCCTTCATCATTTCAAACGACGCAAAAAGGCTTGCCCCGAAGCTGTCAGGAAACCTTGCGCGGTCTATCCACATCGGGACTCAGACGAGGGACATCACGAAGCCGCAGCCAGATAGCGACGGCGTGAATATGCGAGAGATGCCTGCGGACATGGGAGCAGTGGCGACGGTTGCCAACACGCTGAAGAAGGGCGGCCAGGCAGAGATCCTAGTCGGGACGGATGTT